GGGGATGGTCGTCCCTTTAGCTCATTGAGGCGCATGTCGATATAGCGCTTGGCCTTGTTTAAATCGGTGATTTCGGATTGGAGGGAGGTCTTGCCATCATAATGTTTGGCACCGGCCCTCATGGTATATTTGATCACGTTGCCAAGCCAAAACGGTAGCTTGTTTCCCATGATAAATGTGATGGGTTCGATCTTATATTGACTGTAGTGCGCGGGGGCGGCGACGGCGTCTGTTGGTTGCAGCGGCGTTGGCCTTCTGGATTTCTTTTCGTCTGTGATATCTGTCATCTTTTTGCCTTTCATTTGCGGCCACCACCTCCTCGCAGGTCATGCGCCCCTTTTTTGTCAGTCGGATCATTTGTGATTTTGCCTCTGCGCCGCTGCTTGAGCTACGCAGGAACCTTCCGAGCTCGTCTCTGTCTGGCGTCTCAGCAAGCTCAATGAAACCACGGTGTTTAAGTATGTCGAACACGCAATCAACGTGCCTTCTGATGCACTCTTGAGACCGCGCAACATTGGGTATCGTGTCACCAAAGTCGTCCATCGCCAGCATGTGCTCGTACACGCGCAGTGCGGCCTTATGTACGGGCAACCGCGCTTCTTTCGTGTCGATACTAAGCGAGTGTCTGGGCTCGTGAGCCACACGGTATATCTCGGCCTCATGAGCACACATTAGCTGCCCAAAGACGGCCTCTTGTGCGCTGCTCATCGTTGGATTTCCGTAGCTGTACGTGCGCTTATTTGCCTTGGTCAGTACCACACCTTTCAACGGGTGCTCTTTGCCGCCAGCAAAGTGATGGTCTTTGATTTGTGCGTTAGTTTCAGTCATAGCTTTACTGGCTCCCAAAGTTTAATCGTGGATGTTTTCATGTCCCAGTCTGAGTAGCGGAGAATGCGCGCACATCGGGCCTGAGTAATCGCGTCAGTTTCTGTCAGCCCTTGTTTCGCATAGGCCGCAACGACAGCGCCCCAGTGGGGCTTCGGGCCCAAGACCTTCGCCGCAGTAACAGCACCAATTTTAGGACAACCAGCGTAGCCATCAGTTGGATCACCTGTCAGCGTTTGGGTCAGAAACGCACGGTCCGCGTCCTCAATAGACGTGTCGTGGTATTCCTCTGTAACAGGCCTGTAGAGCTTGGCTGGTAACGTGAGCATATCTTTGTCGTCTGAGACGATAATGCCTTCGCTATTTGGCGCAGTGCCGCAGATACCCATCACATCATCGGCCTCTAACATTGGCTCACTGTGCCACGTATATGTGTCCTTCGCCCACTGGACGAGAGCAGCATAACCAACAGGCTTGCGCACCTTTTTCCGTGCCCCTTTGTACGTCGGAAGGATCTCTTTTCTAAAGTTGCCACGGTCGCTTATGCACAGGACAAAATTGGCTGTTCCCATTGCCTCACACACTGTTTCCAACGTGTGAATAAAGCTGGCTTTGGCGGTTTTAAGGTCTGCCTGTAGTGACCACAGATCGTCGCCCCAATCGATCTCTTCCTCGGCACCAGCGCAAGCGCGATACAGATAAAGATCAGCGTCAATCAGGAGTATTTTCTTCGATAGCAATGTCTCTGAGTACATCGTCAAGTCCTTTTTTAAAATCCATGCCCTCTTCCGTAATGGCCCACGAGTTTCCCCACTCATCGCCATCTAGATGATTTGTTATCCAGCCCTCAGTCGCAGCCATAGCAACGTAGAAAGCACCGTCTCGTGCAAAGCGTGATTTGATCGAGAAACCCCGCCGCCAAGCGCGGTCGAGGGTAATATAGAGGCTCATCGTGTGGGCCATTTGTTCATCGATCTCAGTGCGTGTCAGACCAAGTTCGCCCAACGCTGAAATCGGCGTCGATGGTGATGCCTGTTTGGAAAGCAGCGCCTGCTTCTTTCGCCATTCTTCGAGCGATATTACCGACATGATTTGCCAACTCCTCTGTGCGACATCCGATCTGGACCTCGTCGTGAATCCAGCCGAGGATCTCAACGTGGCCTGTCATGATTTGTTCTTGGTGTATTTCGTGGTCGATCAGAGCCACCCACTTTTTACAAAGGATGGCACCGGCAGATTGCAGTAGCTGGGATAGACATTTGTGCTCTGAGCGTATCGCCAAGCGTCGACCATCAAGGCCAAACAAATAACCGCGACGTTTGTATGCTTTAGTGATGCCTTCTTTCAGTCGCGCAAAAGATGGGACCTCGCGGTCAAAGTTTCTCTTTAGTTTTTTGCCGAGCTTGGCATCGCCACCAGCAATTTGCCCGACCAAGGCATCCCCACCACCGTAATTCATAGCATAAATCAGGGTTTTCGCTGTGTTCCGATCCACTTTGAAGGCGTGAGCGTTATATGTGTGTATATCGCCCTCGAGCAGTTGCTCGGTGAACAAATGATCTTTTAGGTAGTGCGCGAGACACCGCAGTTCCAACCCTGATAAATCTGCTCCGCACAAAAACCAGCCGTCAGGCACAGTGAACAAAGATCGACACTTTTCACCATACATTAGCGACGGTTTCGGGACTTGTGCTAAATTAGGACCACGGTGGCTTGCTCGGCCAGAAATCGTACCGCCAGATATGATCGTGTGGCGTATACGACCGTCCTTGCTGACCTTCTTGAGCCAAGCTTGCGGACCCTCGGCTATCTGCCCAATGCGTTTTTGAAGCAGAAACATTGATGCCAGCTTTTGTGCTTCTGGAAAACGAACGAGCTCACCCAGCACAACTTCATCAATTTGGGCATGTCCATCAGCCGTGAACTTCGTTGGCTTCCACTTGTATTTCTCCCGCAGGCACCTCTCGATATGCCGACGTGATGTTGGGTTAAACTCGACAAGCTTCTTTTTCTCGAAAGGCTCGTCTTTGATGTAACCTAGTGTCTTGTTGTCCCGCTTGGGAATAAAGATGTCGACAACTTCCCAAGGTGGGAAAAGCGTGTCGAGCTCTTGCTGTAGCTCGTGTCTTTTGGTTGCGAGTTCTGCATAGAGCTCACCAGCTAACTTTGTGTCGAAAGTCCAACCCGCGTTGCCGATGCGTAAACAGATCTCCGCAAGTTGGTGCTCAAGATCGACAGCCACTTCCGAGGGATTTGTTGCCATAAGTTTCTTGTAGAGCGCCGCCGTGACTTCCACGTCTTGGACACAATATTCGAGCATCTCTTGGCTAAATAACTCCCAGCCACCTTTGTAATCACCTTTGAGATTACCGAGGCGCAAACCCCAAGCTGCTAGGCCGTGAGATCCCCACTGTCTCTTTTGTAAACCCGAGGGTTGCTTTGAGGCATCCTCGTTAAAAAGATCAGCGTGGATCAGGCGGGACAGCACCAACGTATCGGTCACCACCACGTCAGGATTGCGCAGTTTAAAATCGGGGTACACAATCTGTATCGCCGGTAGGTCGTAGCCGATAATGTTGTGGCCGCAGACCTCGTTTGCATCTGCAAGGATCTGGAGACCATCAAGGATATCATCGTTCTCACTGTCAAAGCTTTGGACCTCGCCAGTGTCCATGCAGCGCAGCACCAAACAGTGTATTCTGTCGATCTTGTCCAAAAGGCCGTTGCTCTCGATGTCGAACCCGAAGCGGCCATTGTATTTAGCGGCGGCAGCGGCGGTCACCTGTTGTCACCAGATCCACCCAAGGTGCCACGCTCTTTGCGGCTATTAAGCTTCTCAAGATTCATGTGGGCGACATCATTTAGTGGCACCCCGAGGTCTCGGGACAGTGCCGCGATATACCAAAGGACATCTCCGAGCTCGGCGGCAATGTCGGCGCGCTGTGCGTCAGTCAGATCTTTAGTGCCATCGAAACGAACTTCGTTGTCGCGTATGAGCTTCTTGATTTTGCCTAAGACTTCGCCAGCTTCATTTGCGAGGCCCAGCGCGGGGTAAATCACAGGCCACTTGTAGATGGCTGTGGATGCCATCTCAGCTTGGTAGTCGTTCATAGTCAGCGCAAACGAATATGGTTCACGAGAATCGCGATGCAACATTGGGCTCTCCATTTTGCAATTAAGTTAAGTTTTTATTGTTTGGGGGGTTGTATTACAGGACCAATGGGCCTATCTGTAATAGCAAGGGACGGGCAATGAAGCCCACCTAACAGGAGAGCGACAGATGACACCTACTTGCCAAAACAGTGACCTTGAGTACGCTGATTACCTCGACACTCGGGCCGAGGACATCCTTGATTCTGGCTGGTCTCAGACCGCCGAAGACTTGGGTCACGCCGCTCTTCGTATCAAGTTGCTTGTCGCTGAACTCACGGGCCGTGACGCCCTGATCAGAGCTTATCAGAAAGGATTTGAACAATGAAAACTGTTCAAGACTATATCAACTTAGCATGGAACCAATTTCAAGAAGACGGCACCTTTGCCGCCAAGGCTCACCAGAAAGAAGCGCTGGGTTACTTGAACCTCGCTTATGAAAATGTTCGCAACGCCAACCAGACTTGGCAGCTTGCGCCTGAGACCCGCGCCACAGATGAAGATTACTGGGCAGTCCCTTACGACCTTCACCAAATCCGTGACAAGCACACACGCTTGTTTAAGGACGATCTCCGCGCTGATCTGGCTCGTTTGGTTGAGCTTCGCCGTGTGTTCAAAGAAAGCACAGTGGTCAAGCCTGCGCCAAAAGATGACCGCATCAGCGAAAAGCAAAAGCAAGTCACTGAGACTGTCGTTGACATGATCAATCGTCGTGTCGCCCAATACCATCAGGCAGTCGAGCTTGGCCGTCTCTTTGGAAACCTTCCAGTGTCTGTCACACCTCACCTTGTGACCAACGAACACAACACAACTTTCACCCGTTGTTTCTTTTATCTGTCAGGCAAGCTCACAGCCCTGTCAGTCATCATGGCCGCGCTCGACACGCTGAACCGTGAAAAAGAAAACTCATAATCCAACGGGGGGCTTCGGCCCCTCATCCAACAATGTAGAAAGGATCAAAAAATGAAACTCTACACCAACGCAAAAGGCCAGTGGGTCGGAACGCAAGCCGAAGCCAAGACAATTGGCGCGGAGCAGACTGAAGTTCCCACTGACAAGCCCAGCTTGCTGGCGTGGCTCAACAACAGGACAGAGGCTGCAAATGCCCTTGGCCTGTCAGTGGAGCCAATGCCAGCCCCAGTGGTCACTGAGAGGGTGACAAGCCACCCACAGGGCCGACCACACCCTTGGGTGACCATCAGGGAGTGCGCTGAGAAAGCGGCTCTGAAAGACCTCTCTGTGGCTCTAGCCGTTTACATGAACAGGGTCGATGAGGCGCTGGACGAGTAAAAACGGGGCTTCGGCCCCACCCACTATCCAATCAGGAGAATCCAATGCTTCCAAGAACTGCCCAAGCCCACACCCCGCTCCGCGCCAGCAAGAGCCTCCGTACATGGTGTGGCCCATACGCCGTTGCTGTGTTTCTGCGTCAGCACTATGACGCCGCCTATGACGCCTGCCTGCAATTTACATATCGCGGCAAGATCACGGGCATGAGCAACAGCCTGATGAAAGTTGTAATGGGGGCCAACAACGTCGAGATGACGTTTCACTACAAGCGTGAGATCGGTTCGTATGCCAGAGACAATGCCACGCTGGCAGCTTGGCTCAAGACCCGTGATCGCAAGAAGACCTATCTGGTCAACATCACCGGCCACTACATTGTCGTGTCGGGCGACAAGACCATCGACAACCAGTCTGGCGAGTGGCACAGCGTCCGTAAATCCAAGCACCGCCGCAAGCGCGTGGCCTACGCTTGGGAAATAAAAGCACCCCATTGATAAATTATTTAACGATACCCCTTGATATATCTTGGGGTATCACTATATGTATTAGGTAAGATCAAAAATTCAAAAATCCAAGGATACCACAATGAACGATTTTGACACATGGGCCGCAGAACTCGCAAATGAAACACTGCCAGCAGAAACTGAAGCACCGCGCAAGACATT